GATGTCGATGCAGCCACCACAGCCTGATCCAATGACTGGTCTGCCCATGCCCCAACCCATGTTGCATGACGTACAGATCAAGCGAAACACCAAGGATGGCCGTATCCGCATCATGGCCGTACCCCCCGAGGAGCTGGTGCTTGATCGCAGGGCTAGATCGTTTGATGACGCTGGCATCATTGCCCACCGCCAAATGGCGACAGTTTCCGACCTGATCGGCATGGGATATGACCAGGATGAAATCGAAGAGAACATATCCAGCACCGACTTGGACAGCAATGACGAGTATTTGGCGCGTCAGCCTTTATCCACCACCATGGGCGCAGGCGACAGTCTGAATCCTATGCAACGCCGAGTGCTGTACATCGAAGCATATATGCGCGTTGACTTTGATGGCGATGGCATCCCCGAGTTGCGGAAAATCTGCTGCATGGGTTCTGGATACACCATGGTGCGTAACTTACCCGCAAGCTACATCCCATTTGTAGACTTCCCTTGCGATCCAGAGCCACACACATCGCCATTGGAAGCAATGTCGATCTTTGACATCACGCATGACATCCAAGAGATCAAGTCCGAGATCATGCGTAATACGCTGGACTCGCTGGCTCAGTCAATCCATCCGCGCACCGCGGTGGTTGAGGGTCAGGTCAACATTGATGATGTGCTAAACAACGAGACTGGGGCGATCATCCGCATGAGAGCGCCAGGCATGGTGCAGCCATTCTCAAGCCCATTCGTTGGGCAGGCCGCATTCCCCATGCTCGACTACATGGATCAGATGCGCGAAGACCGCACTGGCATGAGCAAGGCGGCGATGGGGCTGGACCCTGACGCGTTGCAGTCGACCACCAAGGCGGCGGTGGCCGCCACTGTAAGCGCCAGCAGTCAAAGGCTTGAGCTGCAAGCTCGCATCTTGGCCGAGGGCATGAAGAAGCTCTTCAAGGGAATTCTGTACTTGATGACCACACACCAAGACAAGCCTCGCATGGTGCGTTTGCGTAACGAGTGGGTGCAGATTGATCCTCGCGCCTGGGACAGCTCCATGGATGTATCTGTCAATATTGGCTTGGGCAATGGCGACTTGGGTGAGCGTATGCAGGGTTTGACCATGATCGCAGGCAAGCAAGAGCAGATCATGCAACAGTTTGGCCTGTCCAATCCTGTGGTGACGCCAGCCATGTACATCCGCACCATCCAAAAGATTGTGGAATTGTCAGGATTCAAGGACGCATCAAGCTACTTCCAAGCCTTGCCTGCTGATTTTCAGATGCCACAATCCGAGCCAAAGCCAACACCTGAAGAGGTCTTGGCACAAGTGCAGGCGCAGTCTATCCAAGCTGACATTCAGAAAAAGGCTGCCGAGCTGGAATTGAAGCGCGAGCAGATGGTCAGAGATGACGATTATCGAAGAGATCAATTGGCGCAGGACTTAATGCTCAAGAAGTACGAACTTGAGTTAAAGTACGGCGCACAGATAAGCACTGCTGAGATTGACGCTCGGCAGGCAATGGACAGAGAGGCGATGCAACAGCAGACGGCTCTTGTGCAACAGGCGGTGCAAGCCGCCAACCAAGTACAAGCGCCGCCAGTTGAGCAAGTGCTACCCATCAACCTTAATGGAATGGTTTAAATGAGTGATGAAGCAGTACGCAAAGGTCAAAAGGCTCACCAGTTAGCCAATGACGAGGTCTTTTCGGCGGTGCTGGAAAAGATGAAAAATGACCAGTATTGGATTTTTGAATCTACTAAACCCGAAGAAACCGCCAAGCGCGAGATCGCCTGGTCAATGCTAAAGGCTATTGAAAACTTCCGCATTGAAATCACCAAGATGGTGGACAACGGCAAGGTGGCACAGCGTGCCATTGAACGCGCAACCAAAAATATCGTTTAATTAGGAAATAGACCATGCAAACAGTAGCACCAACGCCAGCAGGCAGTGCAGCACAGGGTCCAATGAATGTGGCTGAAGCAGCCAATGCACTTGCAGGATTACTGCCCGATGAGGGACAACAGGAAGACAGCGAGGCGCAGTTGCCCGAAGAGGGCGCGGCGGTTGAGGAAGAGTTATTGGCAGATGCAGACGCGGCTGATAATGAAACCGATGCCGAACAATCCGAGTTAGATGAAGACACCGAGGAGCAAGAACAGCCACAAGTCTTCTCCGTCAAAGTTGACGGCAAAGAAGTCGAAGTGACGCTAGACGAGCTACAAAAAGGCTATTCACGAACACAGGATTACACACGCAAAACGCAGCAAATCGCCGAGGTGCGAAAGCAAACCGAAGCTGAGTTGCAGGCAGTGCGTGCCGAGCGTGAACAGTACGCTCAGTTATTGAGTGCGTTGGAAGCACAGGTTCAACAAGTGGCGCAGCCAAACATTGATTGGGATCGTCTTTATCAGGAAGACCCCATCGAATGGGTACGGCAGCGCGAGGTGATGCGCGAAAACCAAGAGAAGTCGGCGGCTATTCAAAGTGAACAGCAACGACTGGCTCAGTTATCGCAGCAGGAGCAAGCACAGTTCATGCAGCAGAGATTGCAGCAGGAACAAGAGGCTTTATTGGCGGCCATCCCTGATTGGAAAGACGTTAAGAAAGCTCAAGCTGAAAAGGCTTTGCTTGTTGAGTTCGGTCAAAAGATCGGATTCACACCAGACGAGTTGAAAAGTGTCGTGGATCACAGGGCGGTCTTGATGCTGCGTAAGGCGGCACTCTACGACCAGATGATGTCCAAGAGGGGCAACATCAAGCCAGTGACCAACAACGGCCCTCGGCCTGCCAAGCCTGGTGCAGCAGGAAGAGTCTCAAATACGACTGAAGCAGTTCGCGCACAACAGCGCGTCGCGAAAACTGGCCGTGTCGATGATGCGGCCAATGCAATCTTCCAACTTTTGAAATAAGGAATAAATCATGGCCATCGTAACGAACACGTTCACGACCTACTCTGCAAAGGGTATTCGTGAAGACTTGAGCAATGTGATCACAAACATTTCTCCCGAAGAAACCCCCTATATGTCCAACATTGGACGCGAAAACGTCACCAATACTCTGTTTGAATGGCAAACAGATGCATTAGATTCTGCTGCCGCCAACGCACAGCTTGAGGGTGATGATGTAACTTTTAACTCGGTAACAGCTACTGTCCGCTTGACCAACTATGCTCAGATTTCACGCAAGACTATTGTCTTGTCGAACACTGAAGAAGTTGTCAACAAAGCAGGCCGCCGTTCTGAGTTGGCCTATCAGATCGCCAAGCGCGGTTCTGAATTGAAGCGTGACCAAGAGTTTGTGATGATGAACGGCGGCGTTGCTGTTGCTGGTAACACCACCACAGCTCGCGTGACTGCCTCTTTGGGTGCTTTCATCAAGACCAACGTGGACTATGACACTACCAACGGCGTAAATCCTAGCTATACCACCTTGCCTAACTCAGCTCGCACTGACGGCACTGTGCGTACTTTCACTGAAACCATTCTCAAGAATGTGATTCAAAAGGTATGGACACAAGGCGGCACACCTAAGATTTTGATGGTTGGTCCTGTCAACAAGCAGCGCGTGTCAGGTTTCTCTGGCATTGCATCAGCCCGCTACAACATCAATGGCGGTGATCGTCCTGCAACTATCATTGGGTCCGCGGATATTTATGTGAGCGATTTCGGCCAAGTTTCCGTAATTCCCTCACGTTTTCAACGTGAACGTGATGCATGGGTGCTTGATCCCGAGTACGCAAAGATGACTGTCCTGCGTCCTTACCAACAAGTTGAGTTGGCAAAGACTGGTGACGCTGAGAAGCGTATGCTTTTGGTCGAATGGGGCCACAAGGTATTGGCAGAAAACGCACATGGTCTGGCAGCAGACTTGGTAACTTCTTAAACGAAGAAAAGGGAGAGGGGGGAGCAATCCCCCCTTTTTTACATGGGAAAAAGAATATTCAGCGAAGACAAAGATCAGGGCATCACACGCTACTGGCACTACAACGATGAGACTGATGAGGCAACGATTCAGACCCAGCAGGATGTAACAGCCATCATTGAAGAGAACAAGCAAGAGTTCAACATGGTTGACGAGCGTGCTGGCTGGAAAGGTGAATTCCACCGCGTTGCAAGCATTCCCATGTCTATCTATGCTCAGTTGAGGGCAGAGGGTAAGCTGGATGATCAGGAGTACATGAAGCGTTGGCTGAATGATCCAGAGAACAGATTTTTTCGTGTACGACCAGGACAAGTATGAAATACATCGCAGTATGCACACCAGCGCGTGACATGGTCCACACCATGTTTACCTACGATCTAGTCAATATGGTGGCTAACCACACATTGAACACCAATGATGCCATCAGCTTGAAAATATCGCAGGGGACACTTATCGCCAATCAGCGAGCTGAATTGTGCCTAGATGCGATGCGTGAAAAATGCACTCATGTGCTTTTCATTGATTCAGATATGCGGTTTCCACACGACATGATTGAGCGTTTGCTGCAACATGACTTGGATATTGTGGCGACCAACTGCGCTCGCAGACGTATGCCAACAGGACCCACCGCGCAGATTTACAAAGAGAATGGCGAGCGTGAGTTGGTATATACGATGCCCGAATCAACTGGCCTGCAAGAAGTTGGATCGGTTGGCATGGGCGTGATGCTGATCAAGGCCAATGTCTTTGCGGCTTTGTCAGAGCCTTGGTTTGAGACTCCATGGCGGCATGACAAACGTGGCTACATTGGTGAGGATGTTTTCTTTTGTAAGAAAGCTAGAGAGGCAGGCTTTAAGATATGGATAGATCACGATGTGAGCAAGGAAATCGGCCACATTGGGATGTTTGAATTCAAGCATGACCATACTTGGGTGATGCGTGAAGTCCAAGAAACTGAAAAGGTTACCTGATGGCACTTACGACTTATGCGGAGCTGAAGACCTCGGTTGGCGACTGGCTCAACCGCACTGATTTGGCGACTGCCATTTCAGACTTTGTCAGCTTGGCAGAGGCTCAGATTGAGCGCCAGTTGCGTACACGCCAAATGATTGTGCGTGCCAATGCAACATTTGCGGCGGCGGCTGAGTACGGCACAGTGCCTGATGACTTCTTGGAAGTCAAAGCCATCAAGATCAATACCAATCCAGTCACCAATCTCACATTCCAAACCATTGATGCGATGGATGCGCTGTCGTACACGACTTACTTGTCCAGCGGCAAGCCACTGTATTTCAGCATTGTTGGCGGCCAAATCCGACTGCTTCCAATTCCTGATGGTGAGTACACCGCAGAGCTGGTGTATTACGCAAAGTTGGCTAAGTTA